TACCCGGCGATGAAAGACGCAGGCGAGGTACACGGCTCAAATAACACTTCCACCCGTGAAAAGTTTGCGGAGTGGGCAAAAGAAAATCTGTAAAGGAGATTTACAAAAATGGCTGGAATTGCTACCAATCGTACCAACATCAATCTTCCTCCCGAGGTCTCTGCGGAAGTACTGCAGAAAACCCAGCAGGAGAGCGCCGTCATGCGGCTGGGTCGGCAGATTGCCCTCCCCGGTCGTGGCGTGACCATCCCTGTCATCACTGGTGACCCCGAGGCCGCATGGGTCGAGGAAACTGGCCTCAAGCCCGTCTCCAACCCCTCCCTGTCCACAAAGATTATGCAGGCGTACAAGCTGGCCGTCATCGTGCCCTTTAGTGACGAGTTCCGCCGTGACGCCGCCTCCCTGTACGACGCCATCGTCGCTCGCCTGCCTCTTGCGCTGGCTCAGAAGTTCGATGCCACCGTGTTCGGTGCCGCCTCCGGCGCTCCCGGCTCCAACTTCGACGTGCTGGGCTCTGCCACCGCTCAGAGCCTGTCCACCGACGTGTACGCTGGCCTTGTCGCCGCTGACGCCGCCATCGCTACTGCTGGCGGCATCATGAACGGCATTGCTCTGTCTCCGCAGGGCAAGGGCATCCTGCTCGGCGCTGTTGACGGAGACCGTCGGCCTCTGTTCATCAACAACGTCTCCGAGGGCGCTGTTCCTATGGTGCTCGGCGCTCGCACCGTGCTGAGCAAGGGCGCTTTCGTCGCTGGCAACCCTGCCAGCGCCAACACCGTTGGCATCGCTGGCGACTGGACGCAGGCCGTGTGGGGCACCGTCGAGGGCGTGCAGATTCGGTTTGCTGACCAGACCTCCCTCACCATCGGCAACCAGCAGGTCAACCTGTGGGAGCACAACATGTTCGCCGTGCGTGCTGAAATCGAGGTTGGTTTCCGGGCTGACGTGTCCTGCTTCAACCTGCTGACCGTTACTCCTTGATGAGCGAGCGGGTGGACATGATTTGTGCGGTAAACGGCGCGGTTATGTCCGTGCCCGTTGAGCTCGTGGAGATGTACAAAGCGGCGGGGCATCGCCTCGCCGCATCTCCCAAACCCGCACAGAAAAAGCGCCCACGGAGGGCGGCAAAAAAGGAGGAGTGACCCATGGCCTATGCGACCGTAGACGACGTTCAGAACCGTCTCGTGCGGACGCTGACGAATGATGAGCGGAGCGTATGTTCCGCACTCCTCGACGACGCTGGGGCTGTCATAGACGCATATAACGTCGACGCATCATCGGAGGCAAAGCTGGTCGTGTCCTGCCGTATGGTAATGAGGGCGCTCGGCGACGGTTCGGACGGCGGCGTGCCGATGGGCGCAACGCAGGGGAGCATGTCGGCGCTCGGTTACTCGCAGAGCTGGACGATGGGCACGTCCGGGGCAACCGGGGAGCTTTACCTCTCCCGGCTCGACAAAAAACTGCTCGGCGTGGGAGACCATGTCGGCTCTTACTCTCCCGTGCAGGAGCTTGCAGAGGGGCTGGTGCTATGACGGGCGTTCCTGTGATTCTCCACGTCCGCACACAGACGGGCGTGGACGAAATGAACAACCCCGTTTACTCGGAGACGCTGGAGACTGTAAATGACGTGCTCATCGGGCAACCGACTACGGACGATATAACAAGCTCCATCGACCTGTACGGCAAGCGCATCGAGTATATGCTCGGCATCCCAAAAGGCGACTCCCATGACTGGGAGGATACCGTGGTCGAGTTTTTCGGGCACAGATATCAAACGTTCGGGGTCACCATTGAGGGCATCGAGGCAAACGTCCCGACTCGCTGGCACAAGAAAGTCCGGGTGATGCGGATTGCGTAACGTCGAGTTCGAGTTGAATCTGTCCGGGCTCAATGCGTTGATGAAGTCGAGTGAGATGCAGAGTGCGCTCAATAGCGCCGCAGAACAGGCCGCAGGGAACGCAGGGGACGGTTTTAAGGTGGAGGCGGCTCATAACATCTCGTTTATTGCCATCGCCTCAGTAAGAGCAGGAACGGCAAGGGCGGCTCGTGAAAATCTCAAAAACAACACCCTGCTGAAAGCGCTGGGAGGGGTGAACATATGAGCATCGAGACGAGAGTAATCGGATATCTCACAGGCGAGCTGAGCGTGCCCGTCAGCGGCGATATACCGCACCCGATGCCGCCAAAATTTGTCACAGTCGAAAAGACTGGCGGAGGCATGGCGAACCGCCTGCCGCATGCCACTATTGCCGTGCAGAGCTGGGCGGAAACCCGAGACGAGGCGGACAGCCTCAATGAGCAGACCAAGGCCGCAATGCTCGGCCTTGTTTCACTCGACAGCGTCAGCCGTTGTGCGCTGGATGCTGACTATAACTACACCGATGAGGAGACCCGGCGTTACCGCTACCAAGCGGTTTTCGACGTGGCCTACTACGACGATTAACGGAGGAAAAACGAAATGCCTACTACTACTAACGTCAGTGCTGGCAAGCCTAAAGTCGCAGGCGCCGTCTACCGTGCTCCTGCCGGGACTGCCCTGCCCACGGATGCGTCTACCGCTCTTGCGGCGGCGTTTGTGGACATGGGTTACATCTCCGAGGACGGCGTCACGAACTCCAACTCTCCCGAGACGGAAAAAATTCACGCATGGGGAGGGCAGGTCGTGCTCGTCGTTTCCAGCGAGAAACCCGACACGTTCCAGCTCACGTTTATTGAGTCGCTGAACCCCAACGTACTCAAGACCGCCTACGGAGAGGGCAACGTCACCGTCGACGACAATGCCGGGACTATCACCGTGACGGCAAACGCCGAGGCGCTGACCGAGCACGTCTACGTCATCGACATGGCTATGCGTGACGGCGCTCTGAAACGCATTGTCATTCCCAACGGCGCACTGAGCGAGCTGGGCGATATCGTCTACAAGGACGATGAGGCTGTCGGGTACGAGATGACCCTTGACTGCCTGCCCGACGCCAGCGGCAACACTCATTACGAGTACATCAAGCTGGCGACCTAAAAAAGAGAGGGGAGAGCATCGTGAGAAAAGGCACTACTTCCACCGGGTTTGAGTACGAGTACGACGAGACCCGGCTGGATGATATGCGGTTTGTTGATGTTCTCGCCGTAGTCATCGACCCGGAGGCGCCTGCGTTTGACAAGATTGCAGGCGTCTCCCGTCTTTTGTCTATGATGCTCGGCGAGGACGTAAAGAAACGGCTGTATGACCATATAGGCGCACAGCACGGAGGCCGTGTCCCTCGGGCTGAGCTGGAAAAGGCGCTCGAGGAAATCATGAGCGGCGGAACGGACGCCGAAAAAAACTGACCCTGCTGGCGAGGATGATAGTCGTGAACGAGACAGCTCTGTACTGCGACATGGCGGAGACGTACCATATCCTCGACTATCGGACTCTCCCGGCACGACAGGCGGCAAAGCTGGCGGCAGGGCTGAGACCATCGTCACGCATCATGCAGGCGCTTACAGGCGTAAAGGGCGACGTCGAGACCGTCCTGCTTGCGCATATCGCAGACGCTGTCCGCATCCTCGCATGGCAGAACACAAAGGATGGGCGTCTCGGGAGAAACCAGCCTGCCTCGCTCGTACAGCCTCTACTCGAGGGAAAAGCGCACGGTTTCCGGACGGTGGACGAGTTCGAGGCGTGGCGAGCGCAGATGATAGGAGACAACAGTAATGGCAACTGAACTCGGAAACGCATATGTAAATATCGTACCAAAGGCTCGGGGCATCGAGAGCAAGGTCGAGAATATGCTCAACGGCGGCGGCGGTGGCGCTGAAAAGGCCGGGCAGGGTCTCGGCAAGCGCCTACTGTCGGGCATCGCTGGGCTGGGCATCGGCGTTGCTGTCGGCAATCTTGTTAAGTCCGCATTTGAGGCAGGCGGAGCGCTCGAGCAGTCGTTTGGTGGCCTCGAAACCATCTACGGTGACGCCGCTGAGATGGGCAAAGAGTACGCCGCATCTGCGGCGGCGGCTGGCATCTCGATGAACACCTATGCCGAGAACGCTGTGTCGTTTGGTGCGGCGCTGAAATCCGCATTTGAGGGTGATACGTGGGCGGCGATGGATGCCGCAGACACGGCAATCCTCGACATGGCGGATAACTCCGCAAAGATGGGCACCAGCATGGAGAGCGTTCAGAACGCATACCAAGGTTTTGCCAAGGGCAACTATACCATGCTGGACAACCTCAAGCTCGGGTACGGCGGCACACGGGCTGAGATGGAGCGACTCATTGATGACGCAAACGCCATCAACGCCGCAAACGGCATGGCGACAGATTACAGCATTGAGAACCTCGGCGATGTGTACGCCGCCATCCACACCGTACAGGGCGAGCTCGGTATCACGGGCGTAGCGGCGGACGAGGCCGCCTCCACGTTGCAAGGCTCTATGGGGAGCATGAAAGCATCGTGGGAGAACGTTATGGCGGCTCTGACCACGGGCGAGGGGCTGGACACGGCAATGGAGAACCTCACGACGAGCGTTGGCAACTTCGCAGAAAACGTCCTGCGGATGCTGGGCGAGCTGGGACCCCAGTTGCCGGGCATGATACTCGGACTGGCGGACGTTATCGTCGAGAATGCCCCGGACTTTATTGCGTCGGGTGCAGAGCTCATCCTCCAGCTCGCAGTCGGGTTGATTGAGGGCATACCGGACTTGATTGCCAAAGTCCCGGAGATTTTCGACTCACTCAAGGAGGCGTTCGGCACCATCGACTGGCCGACGCTGGGCAAAAGCATCGTTGACGGCATCATCGTCGGTCTCGACTCGATGCTCACCTCGCTGGTGGAATCGGCAAAAAGCCTCGGTTCTGCGGCGCTGGACGGCATCAAGGAGTTTTTGCATATCGGGTCGCCATCTAAGGTGTTTGCGGATGAAGTAGGCCGCTGGATACCCGCAGGCGTCGCTGAGGGCATCGACGACAACACGTTTGCCGTAGACCGCTCCGTGCGGACTATGGCGGCAAGCTCCCTCCGTAGCGTAACTCCAGCGCAGGACACCATGCAGGGCGGCACGCTTGACGGGGCATCTGTCCAGCAGATAGTCGACGCTCTTGCGTCTCGGCCTGTTGTCATCGAGGGCGACACGAGCAAGATTTTCCGGGTGGTCAACAGGACAAATCAGTCCCGGACACGGGCAACGGCGTATAATGCGCTGGCAGGAGGCATGGCATGAACGGAGTATTTTTGCGCATCAGCGGACAGGACGTGACCCAGTACCTCGATATACAAAACTACGCAATGAGCTCCGAGGACGTGTACAAAACGTGGACGGACGGGAACTGGACAGACCACCGGGTCATCGTGCGTCAGCGCATAAAGGGTAAGGTAAAGGCCGGGTTTGCATCCGAGGCCGACTACGCATCTTTTCTCAACCTGTTGCGCATCGCCAAAAATGCGCAGGGCGCGTACAGCGTGAACGCATACGTGCTCAACACAGGCACCACGGAATCGTTTACGGCCTACATCGACACGGACGGCGCTGGCAAATGGGACTTGGTCAACGGGCGGCAATGGCTCGTAGTAACGCTGACCATCACTGGGAGGTGAGCGGATGCTGAACATACCGGAAAGCGTCAAACGCCTCTACAAAGAGGAGAGCGTACAGAAACAGCTCCGCATCCACTTCCCGAACGGGGAGCTCCCGGACATAACCAACAGCAACATCGTCCGGGAGTCCCTGCACTTCACCGAGTCCATATGCTCACAGAATGTGTTTCGGTTCGGCCTTGCCGAGGCGAGCGTGCTGGAGTTCGAGACCGTGGGAATCGGCAATATGTACGGGTACACGATTGAGGCGTCAATCGGCATCGACATTTTTTCCCTCTCTGCGGAGGAGCTTGCGGAGATTACGTCCGGGTCGTGGGACGGGCGCATCGCATACGGCGCTTATTTTTGGATGCCGCTCGGGACTTTCCGGGTGGAAAAATGCCCTCGGAATCATGGCGCCATGACGCACAGAAAAGTCACGGCATACAGCGTCGGCGGCGAGAATGTTGCCCGGATGATGTCCCCGTTTGAGGAGTGGAAACAAAAGGCGTACTGGTCGCAGGATATTGGCACGCAGTTGGAGTACAAAAGCCTCGAGAGCCTTGTTGACGCAAATATCGGATACTTCAACCCGGACATCATAAGCGCAAAGTACACCAAGACCCAGCAACGGCAGACCTCTCATACCAGTAGCGTGGCGGAGTCGGCTCGCATCCAGCTCCCGGGCGGAGGGCTCGTTCTTTCCGCAACGGGCATTAGATACGTACAGATGTGGGGAGCGCAGACGACAGCGCCAAAGCTTGTGTCCATTGAGGTGAATGACTTCGACAATACACAGGCTTTGAACTTTATAGAGACGACGCTTACAGGGTGGGGAATCGCTGACCAGCTCGGAGCGGTTTTGCAGAAATTCCATAGGTACATATACGTTGACGTTTTGCCAAGCAACTCACTCCCGAGGAGATTGCAGGGTATGAACTACCCGGGATTTACGCTGTCGGCAGATGCTCCAATACTGTACCTACCGGACAACGATAACCGAGAGCTTTCCAACACCTTTTTCTTTGCACCTGTCGAGTCAAAGATATCGTTGACATGGACGCCGACTGGTGAGAACGCAGAGACCGTGGAGCAAACGTTCGTTCTCTCCGAGTCAGGCGACCCTGCGACGCTCTACATGCTCGACCCTGTACAGGCGACGCAAACTCCCGTGTCGTTTCCGAACTCCGGGAGCGTAACGCAATATAACGTAAACTACTACTCATATGCGGATTGCTACAAATGCGACGAGTTGCTCCCAAGCTACGCAGAGGCATCCGGGCAGTTTTGGAAAGATGACCGCAACGGTAGTGCTGAAATTATAGAGCTCGACCCGTCATCTCCGCTGGAGATTGCTCCCGGAGACTACGACGAGATGTGGTGGGACGAGTATGACATATCTCCCATCGGCACCGTGACCGTGACCTACCGGGACGGGGCAGACGATGCTACGGCAAGCGTGACGCTCGGTGCTGGGGCATCCGTCTATGACATGACCGACAATACCGTCATGCAGGCTTTGCAGAGCGCAAGCCTCGACAGCATCACGGAGCTCTTGTCCGGGCAGTTTGCGACCAACGCCGCCAACGTAGGCTTTACCCCTATCGAGTTGACAATGCAGGGCTGGCCGTGGCTGGAGGCCGGGGACGCTCTTGAGATAACCGCCGAGGACGGCACGGTGGTCAACTCCTACGCCCTCCGGGTAGAGATGCAGGGACTCCAGCATTTGCAGTCCTACATCACCGCAGACGGCGGCGAGATTATAGCGGAGGTGTAACCATGGTATCAATGAGATACGGCTCAAAAGGCGGCACCACGGGCGGCGGCACATCCGAGGGCGGCGGGGGAAGTTCCGTCACCATCACGGAGCTGTGGACGAATCCCTCTCCGACCTCAACTTTTTCGGCTCAGACCGTGGCGGTCTCCCTTGCCGGGTATGACTACATCGGCATCTGCACCAAGATATCCACGGGGAGCGTCAGTAAAACCGGAATCCAGTTTTTCATGCTGGACTATGTTACAGGGTCATCTGTCAACGGAATACTGCCCTATAACGGACAGAACGGACAGTGCGGACGAAGAACGTTTTATGTGCTGGATGACCTCTCCGGGGTGGCGTTTCAAGCGGCCTACATCGACAACAGCACCTCAAACGGGTATATCCTGCCGTACAAAATCTACGGCATCAAACTCTGAAAGGGGAAAGAAATATGAGCAAGTTCTGGAAAGCGGCGCTGATCCGTGCCGCACGCACTTTCTGTCAGACGGCTATCGCCACCATCGGCACCACGGCGGTGCTGGAGGAAGTCAACTGGTTGATGGTCGGAAGCTCCTCTGTTCTGGCGGCTCTCCTGTCCGTCTTGAACAGTATCGCAACCGGGCTTCCCGAGGTGGAGGAATGACCGTCCCGGAGAAGGCTGTCGCCTTCGCCGTGGACATAGCCCAGGACGATTCCCACGGCTACGACCAAGCGAACAGGTGGGGAGCAGACTACGATTGCTCCTCCCTTGTCATTTCGGCCTACAAAGCCGCAGGCGTTCCGCTCGAATCCACCTATACTGGGAACATGTGGCGGGACTTCCTCAACCACGGGTTTTTCGTTCCTTCCGGGGTCGACCTTGCGTCCGGGTCAGGACTGGTCGCCGGGGACGTGCTTCTGAACGAAGCGCACCATACCGCCCTTTATATCGGCAACGGTCAGATCCTGAACGCTTCCGGGAATGAGCTGGGCGGTGTCACTGGAGGCCAGCCGGGAGACCAGACCGGGCGGGAGATATGCGTCCGTCCGTACTATAACTTCCCGTGGGACACCGTTCTCCGGTATAGGGTAGAAACCCAGCCGGAAGCGGAAAACGGCGTGTACGTGGTTAAACAAGGCGACAGCCTATGGAATATCGCCGAGCGGCTTCTCGGTGATCCGTGGCGGTATCATGAGATCGAGAAGGCCAACCACCTGCAGAACGCTATGATCTATCCGGGGCAGGCTCTTGTCATTCCCGGCCTGTCTGGAACGGTGGAGGAGAAGCGGACGATAACGATCACCGTTGACGCTGAAACTCTCCAGCTCTTGGAGATCATGGCGGCGGGGTGGAACAAGTCAATCGGAGAAGTGATTGACGCATTGATGGAGGACGCAAGATGACGCCGTTGGAGATTCTCGGGATCGTTTCTTCCGCCTGTGCGATCCTGTTCGGTTATTTGGCCTTTTCCCGGAACCGGAAGAAGGATGAGACCGACGAGGGGAAAAGCGTCGGCACGATGCTCTCCGACCTCGGTTACATCAAAGCAGGCGTTGACGAGATCAAGGCCGAGCAGAAAGACCAGCGCAAGACGAACATCGACATTGAGCGGAGGCTGACCTCCGTGGAAGAGTCGACAAAGCAAGCCCACAAGCGAATAGACGAGCTGAAACACGAGTAAAAATGCCCTCTCCGGTTTTCCCGGGGAGGGCGTTTTTTCGTTTTCCGAATTTGCGGTTTAAGGCCTCTACACGCCTCTGTGGGGCGTTTTTATTTCGGCTATATAAGTTGTTGGCGAAGAAATAAAAAGCGACTGGGCGAAAAATCTTTAGTCAAAGAGAGTAAACGTGTAATCAGGCTTCAAACGTTCCGAAACCACGAAAAAGACCGTTTTTCTGCGTTCTTTACACTTCGTATTATTCCGAAAAGACGGAGTTCACGTTTTCCCTCATTTTTCCATAACGAAACAAATAGGTGGATTTAATTACTCATGGTAAAACAAGGTCGACATGATACCCTTCTCCCTCCGGGGTGATCTTCCCCACGAGGGCGCTCCAGAACGCTTTCTGGGCGGCTTTTGACAATCCGGGGTAAACGTCCAAGGCTGAGACGATTTTCTCCGTGTCCGCTGGCTGTGGGGTTAAACGTGCGGTTTTGAGTGCGTCCCGGAGCGGTGCGGCTCTCCGGTCAAAGTCGGCCTTGTCGATTGCGTCCTCCATGTAGAGGTCGGTCAGCTTGTCGAGCTTCTTCTGGATGGCGGCAACGTTCACGGGCTTCTTGGCATGCTTCTTGATTCGGAGGTTCTTGTCGCTTACGAGCGACAACAGATGGCCGAGGAGGTACTGCTCCAGCACGTCCTCCCGGACGGAAACCTTTGAGGGGCACGTGTGGTCGTGGGTGCGTCTGCGGCATCTGTAATACACGTATTCCCTGCCGTGGAGGACTATCGTTCTGACTGTGAGCTTGCCGCCGCACTCCGGGCAGACGAGCAGGCCGGAGAAGAGGTAAATGCGATCTGTTCGGACGCTCCGTGTGCCGTGGGTGTCGAGGATCCGTTGCGCTGTCTCCCACGCCTCCGGGGAAATGACTCCGGCATCCAGGTATCGCTCGTTCATCAAAAGTGAGCGGATGCCCATGGAGGAATACGCCTTGCCGAGAATGTCCCTTGACCGGGCTGTTGTGGCTGTTATAGAGCGGGTGGCTATATATGCGGAGAAGAGGTCTTTCACCTTCCCTGCGTCCTCTGACGGGGAAATAACGCCTTCCCGGTATTGGAGGCCGATCGGCATATGACCGTTTACGGTGAGTCCCTTCCTGCGCTTCTCTTCAAAGACGGCCTTGACCCGCTCCGATGTCCTGTCGGCCTCATCCTGTGCCACGGCGAGCATGATATTGACCTTCAACCGGCCTGCGGCAGTCTGCGTCTCGTAGTCCTCCCGCAAGGCCTTCCACGCTACGTTATGGGCATCAAGCACGTCCTGCGCTTTGTAGTATTCCCGGATGTTCCGTGTCCAACGATCCAGTTTGGCAAAGGCCACAAGGTCGACCTTCCCGGCTTCGATGTCCCGGAGTAGCCGCTGAAGCTCCGGGCGCTTCGTGATGCTCTTCCGGGCTGATATACCAGCGTCTACGTATTCCCCGACCACGGTTTTATCCTTTGCCCACGCTCTGAGGTCGGCAAGCTGGGCTTCTATCGACAGGCCGTGGATGGCCTGTTCTTCCGTTGATACTCTTGCGTATAATGCTACTCTCATGTTTTACCTTTTCGCTTAATAGGCGAATTTCTGACCGGAAGCGACAAAATACGGACTTCCGATGTGCTATACTTCAAGCATAAGGAGGACAAACCAATGACCGAAGAAGAATTTACCGCTTTTCTTCAGAGCCTTGACCCTGACGAGCTTGAAATCGTTTATCAGCTAATGTTGCTTGCAAAACGGCGATAAACCACTGCAACTGATCTTCGTTCAGTTCCCGATAAAGCTTTATTGTTTCTTCCAATGACCGCCCTTCGTGGCGGTCTTTTTCTTTTCCTCTGACAAGCATATCGAGCGAAACATCCAGCGTGTCGGCTATGGCACAAAGCACATCAAGGGGCGGCTGTGACCGGCCTCGCTCATATGTGGAGATAGTTACCTCTGCAACGCCGACCTTCTCTCCCAGCTCCTTCATTGACAGGCCTTTTCTCCTTCTGAGTTCTCGCATCATTTCCAGCATGTTTATCACCTCTCTTACAATATAAACTTTACAAACGGTAAAGTAAAGAGGCTTTTGACGGAGTGTAACAAGTTTATACAAAAAGTACAGATTTGTTACTTAACCTTTACAAGCTGTATAGTAAATGGTAGTATGTGTACTGTAATCAAGGGAAACCAATACGAAACATATAGGAGGACAAAACAATGGAGAATGAGCGCAGGAAACTTTTTGATGAAACCAAAGGTTGGGATGACTTCTCTGCCAAGGGTGGAACGTGGGACGAGTTCTGCGATTTCCTTCTGAGCGATTTTCTGGGCGTAGAAACCTATAAGCAAATGCTCGCAGAGTGACACCGCTTCGGCGGTGGTAATGCGGCGGCTCGGTCACAAGCCCGAGCGCATTGGAGGGATGAAAAAATGAATGTCCTTATTGCGTGTGAGGAAAGCCAGGAGGTATGCAAGGCGTTCCGGGCAAAAGGGCACAGGGCTTTTTCGTGCGATCTGCAAGAGTGTTCCGGTGGACACCCGGAGTGGCACATTCGGGGCGATGTCCTGCCTTTGCTCAATGGCAACTGCGAGTTTATCACTGCTGATACACACACACACACAAGTTGGGCGGTGGGATTTGATTATCGCTCACCCTCCTTGCACAGACCTGGCGGTTTCCGGCGCGAGGCATTTTGCACAGAAGCAAAAGGACGGGAGACAGCAAAAGAGCATCGTGCTGTTCATGCAAATGGCACTTGCGGATTGTCCGAAAATTTGCGTAGAAAACCCTGTAGGCATCATGTCATCCGCATGGAAGAAACCAACACAAATTATCCAGCCATGTGACTTTGGCGACCCACACAGGAAAACAACTTGTCTTTGGCTTAAAGGCTTGCCGCCTCTTTTCCCCACAGAGATAGTCAATCCAACGCTAAAGTCCTACACCTGCAAAAACGGCAAAAATGTAACTTTTGATGTCATGTATTGCGAGACAGTGCCTGGCGTACCAAGGGCAAAGGCAAGAAGCAAGACCTTTCCCGGTATCGCAAAAGCTATGGCAGAACAATGGGGGTGATGAAATGTTGTGGAATATCCGAAACTTCATCCAATGTCTGTTCCTGCTCTGGATGGAGCCGGAACTGTAAGACCGAGCCGGGGCGGTCAATCCCCGGCCAGCTAAACCGCCGATGCCGTGTCCCAAGTCACGGAGGAAGAAGTGCGAGGGGCTGAATAAAACGAAAGGAGGCAAAACATGAGGAAATGGCTGACGAACCAGCGGAAGGCGGCGGGGCTGTCGATGGCGGCTCTCGCTTCCGAGATCGGCGTCACCGAGGGCTATGTCGGACAGATCGAGTCCGGCATCCGGGCGAAGAAGGGACTTCCCGTTGATCTGCTGGTAAAGATCGCCCAGGCGCTCGGAATCGACACAGGGAAAGTCGTGCAGGCCGAGTGGGACTGGTTGATGGAGGTGCGCTGTGAGCGAGAGAATCCTTGAGGCTCTGAAGTTCGCCCTTGCCGTTGACGGCTGGGAGGTAGTCGATGAGCAGTGAGATCGTGAGGGCTGTCCGGGCGGAGTTCCCGAAGTTCTCCAAAGCGGCGTTGTCTCTGGGACGCAGGCCAGACGAAACCGGGGTGCAATTTGTACCGAGGGCGGCTGAAATCATCGAAGCCGTGGAAGGCCGTACAAAGCCCCACAAGCGGTTTTCAGAGAACCGAAGGAAAAGTATCAGCTTTCGTTGCAGGCTGTCCCCTATGGCGGCACACGAGGTTAAACTCCAGATGTTTCGCCGGGGTGTGAATCAGCAAGACCTTATCGAGGCGTTGCTGGTCGAATGGGCAGAATGGAGCAAAAAAGAGCCGTTGACGGCGGCAACCGACAGCGGCTCAAAGGGCGGGAACAAATACGAGAACGCTCCCGCCTCCGAGAATAACAAAACAAAGGAGGAAAATCAAGAATGAATGAGGGCAAAGTGAAGATTGCGGCGGGGCTTGTTCCGCTGATGCAGTGGCTGTACAGCGCCGGGGTTCTCAGCGTTGACGGTTATTCCGGACGAGTCCATGTGAACGAGAGCTTCTTCCGCTCAACCTTCAATGTGTTCCAGACGGAGGAGTGGGACGAGAAGACCGATAAGCTCTCCTACACCTTCGAGGGCGTGGAGTTTTTCACGCTGGTGGACAAATGATGCGGTGTCTCTGGTGCGGGGCGGTGTTCGAGGAGCCGTTCCGGGAAGACGCCGGGTTATTCCTCGGGAACAAAATGATTCATGAGGTCTGCCCTTGGTGCGGACAAGACGATATTGAGGAGGTAAACGATGAAGACATTTCGGCTTTTGAAAGCTGATGAGATTGAGTGCCGGGTTTCCAGAATCACGGAGAAGGGCGTTGTGCTTCTGCTCTACAAGACGGCAAGAACGGACGCCGATCTGCTGGACGAGACCTTCGGCCCGGAGAATTGGGAGAACGACTTCAAGCTGGTTGACGGTGTTCTTTACGGCGGCATCGGCATCCGCTTCCCGGAGCTGGGAATGGTCTGGAAATGGGACGCCGGGACGGAATCCAATACCGAAGCGGAGAAGGGACGGGCTTCCGATGCCTTCAAACGTGCCGGGTTCAAGTGGGGCTTGGGTAGGGAACTGTATTCCGCTCCCTTCACCTTCATTCCTGCGGCACGGTGCAACATCACCAACGGGAAGTGCTTTGACAAGTTCGAAGTCGCCGAGATCGGCTATGACGAAGCGGAGCGCATCGCCTATCTGAGGATCACCTTGAAGGGTGCTGACGTGTTCGAGTGGGGCGATCCTCCCGCTCGTGTCGGGAATCCACCGGAGGGTGACGGTGTCCTTTACTGCGCTGACTGTGGACGGCCCATCCGGGACGGGAAGAAGCGGGACGGCTCTCCGTGGAAGGCGAAGGCGATAGCGGCCTACACCCACGCCTTTGCAGGGCGTGACCTGTGTATCGACTGCGGCAAGGTGGAGAAGGCAAAGCAACAGGAGCTGCCGAGGCGATGAAAATAGAGAAGGCAAGGCGGCAGGGTGACGAGCTCTGTCTGACCACAAAAGACCCGGAGGCGTTGCGTTGGCTGTACTCCTTCCAGCCGGGGGAGTACGCCATCACGAAGACCCGGAAAAAACGCTCTCTCGATGCCAACGCTTACATGTGGACGCTGATAGGCAAGATCGCCCAGGCGGTGGGAATCCCTTCCGATGAAGTCTATCGCCGGGCGATCCACGAGGCGGGTGTGTTTACTCCGCTCCCGATCCGGGCTGACGCAATAGACGAGTTCTGTCGCATCTGGTCGGCTCACGGTACTGGTTGGCTGGTGGAAGTGGTGGACGATTCCAAGCTTCCCGGCTACAAGCTTGTAAAGGCCTACAACGGGTCAAGCACCTATGACACGGCTCAGATGTCCCGGCTTATCGACTACGTGGTGCAGGATGCCAAAGCCCTTGACATCGAGACTCTTACGGAGCGGGAGCTGTCCCTGCTGAAAGAAGGGTGGACGTGAAAGCGGTATCGTCAAGGCGGGCGAGAGCCTGCTCTATCCCGCAGAGCGTGAAGGCCATCGTTTACCACCGGGACGGAGGGCGGTGCGTGTACTGCCTCAAACCGGGGAATCCGGAAGCTCACTACATTTCCCGGAAGCGTGGTGGGCTGGGAATCCCGCAAAACATCCTCACCCTCTGCCGGGAGTGCCACGACAAGTACGACCACGGCGACAAAAAGACCCGGGAGGGTATGGCTGAATACTTCCGGGAGTATCTCGAATCAAAATACACCGACTGGAGCGAGGATGCTCTGGTCTATGACAAATGGAGGTAAAAAAATGAATCTTGTGATCCTGTCCGGGCGGCTGACGAAAGACCCGGAAATTCGCTACACCAATTCGAAGAAGGCTGTCGCTTCCTTCACCGTGGCCGTGGAAGACGGCAAGGACAAGGACGGCAACCGCCGAGCGCAGTTCCTTCCCTGTATCGCATGGGAGAAGACCGCCGAGCTGATCGACCAGTATTTCACCAAGGGCAAGCCCATCACGGTGACCGGGAAGCTGACCGTCCGCTCCTACGACAAGGACGGGGAAAAGCGGTATGTGTCCGAGGTAGTTGTCTCCGGCATCGAGTTCCCGCTGACCGAGAAGGCCGGGAAGACCAAGGAAGAAAAACCCACCTTCGAGGACATGCCCGAGGACGATGAAGGCTTGCCCTTCTGAGGTGGGGCATGGACAGAGTAACGGCAAAGTGCAGGGACTGCGTTTACTTCTCGTTCCGGGAATATGGCAAGGAAGACCTTCGACCCTTTGGGCAGAACCTTGACGGCTGGTGTGCGAAGGTTTTCCCGAGAGGCTATGTTGGTGCAGGGAAACCGGGAGGAAAGCGCTGGAGCGGTTCCGGTACGTGCTTTCAGTTCGAGCTGAGAAAAGACGAACGGCAGATGTACATGGAGGAGGCTTTTTAATGGCGGCGGCTACGAGCATAGACGTGACCGTGGCGGTGTCTGTCCCGGACGAGGCTGTCCGGAGGTGCTGTCGAATCCTTGAAATGTGGATGGATGACAATCCGGATGCGAAGCTCATTGTTGAGCGTGTTTCTTATAGTGACCGCTTCCGGTATAGTATCTCAATCCAGCGGGAAGGCGGTGCTAATGGCTGAAGGAAAGCGTTATTTCTGGCTGAAGCTTTACGATGACTTCTTTGATTCGCTCCGGATCAAGAAGCTTCGGAAGATGGCCGGGGGCGACACCTACACAATCATCTATCTCAAAATGCAGTTGAAGGCGATCCACACGGACGGCGTTCTTACCTTTACCGGGGTAGAGCAGGACTTCGTGGACGAGCTGGCGCTTGATCTGAACGAGGAACCGGACAACGTGAGAATCACGCTCGCCTATCTCGCTTCGTGCGGTCTGCTGGAAACGGAAGACAACGTGAACTTCTTCCTTCCCTTTGCGGCGGCGTGTACCGGGTCCGAAACGGCCTCCGCTCAGAGGGTGCGGGACTTCCGGGAAAAGCAGAAAGCGTTACAATGTAACACGCCTGTAACAAAAGTGAAACGCACTTGTAACGTAGAGATAGAGAAAGAGAAAGAGACAGAGACAGATATAGAGAAAGAGTATAAGCGCAAGCGCTTTTCCCCGCCCACCGTGGAAGAGGTCAAAGCCTACTGCCTCGAACGGGGAAACGGTGTAAACGCTGAACGCTTCTGCGACTACTACACCGCCAATGGCTGGAAGGTCGGCAAGAATCCGATGAAGGACTGGAAAGCGGCGGTCAGAACGTGGGAGCGAGACACCAAGAAGAGCGGGAACGTGTTCTTCGATATTGCAAAGGAGGAAGGAATCTTATGAACCGGGAAGAGACGCTTGCCATCATGGGCGTTTTGAAAACGGCTTACCCGGCGTTTTACCGTGACATGAACCGGGAGGCGGCTTTACAGGCCGTCTCCCTCTGGAACGAAATGTTCCGGGACGATGATGCGGCTGTCGTGGCGGCGGCTGTGAAGGCTCTTATAAAGACGAGGGTGGAGGGCTATCCTCCGACCATCGGGGCGGTGGCCGAGAAGATACACGAGCTGACGAAGCCGCAGGAGCTGACCGAGGGCGAAGCGTGGGGGATGGTAGAGAAGGCCTGTCGGAACGGAATATACGGCTATCAAGAAGAGTTCGCCGCTCTGCCTCCTGTGGTGCAGAAGGCCGTAGGAAGCGCAAACCAGTTGCGGGAATGGGCGATACTGGACGCCGGGGAGCTGAAGACCGTTGTCGCCTCAAACTTCATGCGAAGCTTCCGGGCGATCCAGAAGCGGGAGAAGGAGGTCGCCATGATCCCGGCTGACGTGCGGACGCTCCTGCAGGGCGTATCGGAAAGGCTGGCGCTGAAATGAGGAAGAGCGGTTATCTCCAGCGGCTGGAACAGGCCAAGGAAAAAGAGCTTCTGAACACGCTTCGCTTTACCCGGCAGCTTATCACGGACGTTTCCCTTGTGGCTCTCAATTCGGCTTTCGGCTTCGGGGCTGACCGGCTGAAGAAGTTCACCGATGAAATGCTCCGGGTGTATGAGGAGTATGCCGACATCTGGAACGCCGACAGCAAAGACACGGAGTATTCCCGGGAACTGCTTGACCGGAAGCTCGCTCAGATCTGCGGTGAGTATTTCGTCCCATGGGAGGAGCGGTACAAATGAAGTTTACCATCTGGGGCACGCTTCCGGGCATGAATGAAGTGATCGGCGAGAACAGGCGAAACTACCACGCCGGGGCGAAGTTGAAGAAAGAGACGCAGTACCTTGTGGAGCTGTCGGCCCGAAAGGGCTTGAAGCACTGGAAACCGTCCGGGCCTGTGTTCATGCGGTATGTCTGGTATGAACCGAACCGGAAGCGTGACAAGGACAACATATCCGGGGGCGGGAGGAAGGTGATCCAGGACGCTCTCGTACACGCCGGGTATCTGAAAAATGACGGCTGGAATGACATCGTAGGTTTTTCTGACGATTTCCGGGTTGATAAAAACGAGCCTCGAATTGAGGTAACGATTGAGGAGGTAGAACAGTGAAGGTTATCAAAAAGAGCGCAAGGAAGAGCACACGGCTCCTTGTGGCGTTCATTCTGGGGCAGGCGGTGCAGGTGATCCTCCACGCCGTGTGTCTGGACTATTGGGAGCAGTACCAAATCCCGTTCTGCGTGGCTGGTGGTCTGCTTGTGGCCGTGGCTGTGTTCGCCGGGGTGCGGATGGCGTATCGGGAGTTTTCCGATGCCGGGACGCATTGGGAGGATATGCAGTGACGGAGCGGGTAAATGTCAAGGCGTGGCTCCTCCGGGCGAACCACATCGAGGGGGAGGTCAAAGGCCTTCTTGATGCGGCAAGGGAAGAGCGGGAGCGGGTGACGAACATCGTCCAGCAGTTTTCCTGGGTAGGGGTGCAATCCTCACCCGACCCGCACAAATTCGACCGTCTGGCCGAGCTGGAGGCTCTGGTCGAGGCGAAGGTCGCCGAGCTTCAGAAGGTGAAGGCCGAAACGATCCAGGCGGTGATGAAGGTCGATTCGTCCCTGTATCGGGAGATACTGGTCGCACGGTATGTCCGGGGTCTGACGATGGAGCAGATCGCCGTACAGACGCATTACTCGTGGCGGCAAACGTGCAGGCTTCACGGTCGGGCGTTGCTGAAGATGGAGGAGGTACTCAATGGACGATCTTGACCGGAAGATAGCGGCCTTCCATGCGAAGGTTTACGCCACGTGCAAATTCCGTCCGGGCGCTGTGGACTGCGACACTCCGGGCGGGTGCTGGCACTGCGGCTGGTGTCCGAGGGTAGAGCGGCAGAGGTCGGCGAAACGCCGGGAAGCGGAAGCAAAAGAAAAGTGGCTCTTGGGAAATGGGCCGTATAAGAAGGAAACAGAATGAGCGAAGCAGTAAGAGAAATGACATACGAAGAACTGATGGGGAGGGCTATGAAGTGAAAGATTGCGAATCTTGCGTACATGAGTATCTTTCTCCAATGTCGGACGTTTGCCGGGAGTGCGGAATTGCCATGCTGAACTACAAGGAGCGTACACCTGCAGTGACCAACGCCGACCGCATCCGGGGAATGTCGGACGAGGAACTGGCAGACTTTCTTCTGCATATATGCGACTGGAATTGGCTCGACTGGCTCAAAGCCCCGGCAGATAAGGAGGGAGAGTAATGTACGGCTGTGTTTTCCATAAGGAGGACGGCTTCTGCGAAAAGCTTTCCGATGACAGCTGCAAATCATACTGCGTAATGGGGCCGTGCCAGTACGCTATCCCATCCAACGCCGACCGCATCCGGACTATGGACGATGTTGGACTGGCGGCGTGGTACTGTCATGGCAGGGATTGCCGTGGTTGCGAATTTGGAGCGTCTGATGGATGCCACCTTTTGGACTGGCTCAAAAGCCCGGTGGAGGTAGACAATGGCTGAGTACATCGAACGAGAAGCGGCGTTAGAAGCCGTGAAAAAAGAGCGTGAGTATGCTGGCAAATTCAGTTTTGAAGAAGAACGAGCTTGGACAGTTGGCTTTCATCAAGGAATAAGTTTTGCGCTTTCGGACATCACCGCCATTCCTGCCGCTGATGTTGCACCCGTCCGACATGGGCGGTGGATAGAGGAAAACCCGGACTGCTTGGATGGAGACAGCGTTTATGTATGCTCTGTTTGCGGCGAAACATGGACGCTCATTGAGGGAACGCCGTTGGACAACAATATGCACTACTGCCCCAACTGCGGCGCAAAGATGGACGGAGGCGAGTGAATGTACGTCGGCATGAACAATTACGAGCTTTACGACCCGGCGTTCTGCGACGGGAACTTCTGCCCACGGGACTGTGAGCGGTGCCCGATTGCGGAGAGAATCATGGAGGCGGATGACGATGCGGTATAAGTACTCGCTCCCGTCCGAGATACGGAGTACGGTGGAGTGGCAACTGGAGCACTACCCCGAGGACAAGCGTCAGCTCTCCAGCTACAAGGACGATCTCATTCCATCACCGACGCAGGCGTACTCACTCACCCCGGGAGGCGGCGGAGCGAGCCGCACGACCGAGAACGTGGCAATGCGTATTGCCAGCTCACCATATCTGCGCAGGCTGGAGCAGAGCGTCGCCGCAATCGAGTATGCGCTCAGCAGGGCGGATGACATCGACAGGCGGCTCATCGAGCTGGTCTACTGGCGCAGGGAGTACACCGTAGCAGGCGCAGGGCTGAGGCTCGGCCTCTCCTGCTCGGGAGCGTACAAGCGCCTCAATAAGGTGCTGGCGGCTGTGGCGCTGGAGCTGGGGTACGTCAGCGCATAAACCCTCAAAATGGGGAAAAACCAAAAAACGGCGTTTTCTGAATAAATACACGGGGCAATTCTTACGAAACCCCGTGTATTTTTCGTGTTTTCGATATAAAATGGCTCACAATCATCTGGAAACCGTAAAACATGCGTTTTTGCGTTCTGAGTTAACTTTGACCCATGCCCCACATAAATACGTTGTGTAACCAAAACGTCCCCATAACGGCGCAGAACGGCCTTAGAACGCAAATCCGCCACGGCAAAAACAGGGGCAGAATAACGGGGAATCGGTGGAAAAGAGTGGAAAAAGAGTGGAAAAAACGGGGCATAAAAAGCGTAAGATGGTAGCATGGAAAGAGACGGGGAGAAACAACCCCGTCTTTTTTCTGCCCATGCTCACGGGCTCCTCTACGTGCTGACCATCACACGACAGCAACGATGGCAGGGCGGCAACACAGACCCTTACGATGACTCGGGAGGGGAGAGTCGGTCTGTGGGAACGGCGGCGGAGACGTACCTCCCTCCGCCGCACGTTTTCTTGTGGAGGTACAGAACGGAGGTACAAATGGAGAAACGGTTTTTACGAGTCATAAGGCATACGGGCTCACCGCATGGGTCGCGGTCGCGTCGGTGACGGCGAACATCATGACGGCGAAAACAAGCGTCATATTTGGCATGGACGCGACGCTCGGGACGGTCTTGTTCGCAAGCACGTTCCTCGCGACTGACATCCTCTGCGAGCGCTATGGAGCGCAGGATGCGCGGAGGGCGGTTTTTATCGGGCTGGCATCAATTATCACCTTTACCGTGGCGTCGCAACTGGCGCTGTTGTATGCGCCGTCTGCTTACGATTATGCGGACGGAGCGATGCGGACGCTGTTCTCACTCAATCTTCGCATCAGTGTATCGAGCGCCGTGATGTATTTCGTCGCGAACATTGCGGACGTAGCGCTGTTTGAGGGCATCCGAAAAAAGACAGGAGAGGGCAAGCTGTGGTTGCGGAACAACGTCTCCACCATTCTCTGCAACTGCCTCGAAAATTTCCTGTTCGTCCTGTTTGCGTTCTACGGCATTTACTCGCTCAAGGAGTGCATGGTCATAGCGGCATCGACAAGCGTAATCGAGGCGGTCGTCGCCATCTGCGACACGCCGTTTCTGTATATCGCAAGACGCATGAAAAAAGGAGAGTAACGACATGAGAATTTATCCCGTAGGAAATTATGTCCCGGTCAAGTCGGGAGACGGATACGAGACCAAGAACGTCTGCGACGTTTGGTGCCGCTCATCCGAAACAAAGCCGACCGACGGGCTGGCTGACGGTTCCGTCTGTACTGAGATTGATACGGGCAAGGTCTTTTTTTTCGACGAGGTCAACCAAAGCTGGGTCGAGCAGTTCACGTTCCAATCGTGAGGTAGGCCGATGAGGGAGACTACGCTCAGAAAACTCATATGGGCAAAGCGGCTCAACGGCGGCGATGGTCTGCCCGATGGTTACAGACGGGTGAGAGGACTCTCGCTGAATAAAGCCCGGTATGTTCTGCCCGATTTTTACCTCACGGGTGCTGACACTCTTAGGTTCAAGGCAAAAGGTAGCCCGGGCAACTGGATAGGGTGCTTCAATGCGACCGCCGCTCAAGACAACTACTCGTTTTATGCCGCTACGGGTGCAACCGCCAAGTATGCCAGATACAACGGTCAGCAGGGCGGCTCTTCCATCGCTACCGGGACTTGGTATGACGTTGTCATGTCCCCAACGGGCGTTGACGGAATCCGCAATCCGTCCAGCTTCACGCCCTCGGAGTTCACTTGCGCAGAGCCGCTGAACATCGGAGCGACCTCACGGGATGGAACGGTCAGCCCGTCCGTATCGTTCGAGGGAAGAATCATCGTAGACGGGCGGCTGACGCTTACGCCCTGCGAGAGGGAGAGCGACGGCGTTCTCGGCTGGCACGATGGGACAAACTTCTACGAGCCAACTATCGAGACAGGCGGCGACGTGACGGAGCTGTGAGAAATGGCAACGAACCCTCGCTCAGCAAACGGTAACCTACGCAGGAAACACCGGGCTCGCTTTAAGGCGATGAACGCCCCGTGTGGAATATGCCGGGGGAGGCTCGGGGAAATCCATTACGACGAACCGTCGGATGCAAAACACCCCCTGTCGTTCGTCATAGACGAGATACGGCCTATCAGTCGCTGGAGGCAATTCGGGTACGATTCTCCCGAGCAAGCGGCTCAAGACTGGAGTAATTTACAACCCGCCCACTACTGCTGTAATGCGGCAAAAAGCGACAAAATCAATTTTTGCGTAGGGACAGCCAAAAAAACAGTGAACATCTCGGACGGGGAATGGTAGGGGGAGGGGTCCCCCGCATGGTCGTTCAGCGCC